GAGCAGACCAAAAGAATTTAGTACCAGGCGAATTACGTAAACATTTATTCGTTTCCGGAACATTGAAGCCTTATATAACAACAATCGGCTTATATGATAATCATGCTCGATTATTAGCAACCGGGAAATTAGCACAACCTATTCAAAAAAATCAAGATGCTGATATGAACTTTATTGTTCGATGGGACTATTAGCATATTTATATTAAATAGAGAATAAGTTATGGCATGGAGATCAAAATCCAAATTGCGTGCAAATGCAATAAAACATGGTTATAGAAGTGGCTTCGAACACAAAGTATCGGACCAGCTGAAAGAAAACAAAGTTAAGTTTGAATATGAAACTACGGTTATAGGCTATATCAAACCAGAAACTAAACATACATATACTATTGATTTTACTTTACCAAATGGTATATTAGTAGAGACAAAAGGTAGATGGGTTTTAGAAGATCGTAAAAAACATTTACTTATAAAGAAGCAAAAACCAGAACTAGATATACGAATGGTGTTTCAGTCGGCCAAAACAAAAATTCGAAAGGGTTCAAAAACTACATATGGAATGTTTTGTGATAAACATGATATTCCATGGGCAGAGAAGATTATACCGGAAAGTTGGTTGCTTGAGAAAAAAAGCTTGTAAAAAGGTTGACCTTACGAGATATTTTTAATATATTAATATTAATAAAATTTTTTATTTAATTTATTTAAAGAAAAACATTATTGTTGAAAGTATTGAAAATGATAATGCAAAGTATAATTAATTAATTCGCAAATGAGCAAATTCTCGGTTATAAGTCTTCTCGAATCTATAATGGGTAGAGGGAAGATTAATTCTAATGATAATATCGCATTCCATTGTCCCTTTTGTCATACTACTAAAAAGAAAATGGAAGTTAATATTGTATCTCAATATTGGCATTGTTGGGTGTGTAATGCTGCTGGCAGGAAACTTCCTATATTATTTCGTAAGTTAAATGTACAACGAGAAAAGATAGCTAAATTAGTTGAACTACTAGATGATGTAGAATGGAAACCTACAAAAACAACTACCGATACTCCAGTATTGCATTTACCAGAAGGATATAGACCATTATGGGAGTTACAGGAAATGAGCCCAGAGTTCCGTAATGCAATACATTACCTCAAGGGCCGCGGAATAGGTATACATGATATTTTAAAATATCGAATTGGATATTGTAGGAAAGGTTCGTATAAAGGTAAAATTATAATTCCGAGTTATGATGCAAATGGTAGTTTAAATTATTTTGTAGCCCGGGCGTATTATACTGAAGATAAATGGAAACATAAGAATCCTCCAGCATCAAAAGATATTGTTGGATTTGAACTGCATATTAATTGGAATATGCCAATAATATTAGTTGAAGGTGCATTTGATGCGATTACAATCAAAAGAAATGTAATCCCTCTATTTGGGAAAACAATATCAAATACTTTAAAAAAGCGAATTGTTGAAAAGGGTGTACGAAAAATCTATATATGCTTAGATTTAGATGCACGTAAACAAGCTTTAGAAACTGCACAATATTTCATGTCTAATGGATTAGATGTATATTTTGTAGATATAACAGGAAAAGATCCTAGTGATTTAGGATTTGAAAAAATAACCAACATATTAAATATGACGGAAAAGATGAGTGAGATAGAATTAATGGAACAAAAGATATTATGCGCACTATAGATATTGGAATAGATAAGATAGATAAGATATATCATATTGCTGATGTACATGTTAGAAATGTTAAACGACATAAAGAGTATAATTTAGTTTTTAAAAGATTATATTCTTTAATTAAAAAAACAAAGACTGATAATTCTTTAATATATGTAGCCGGGGATATAGTACATGCAAAAACAGATATGTCCCCTGAATTGATAAACGTAGTATCAGATTTCTTTAAAAAATTAGCCGATTTAGCACCTACAATAGTTATTACAGGAAATCATGATTGTAACCTAAATAATAGTTATAGACTAGACGCCTTAAGTCCTATCGTTAAAGCCTTAAATCATCAAAGGCTACACTATCTTAAAGACAATGGTATATATAGTATTTCCGGAGTACACTTCAACGTAATGTCGGTGTTTGATAAGCCAGTAGATTACATAAAAGCTTCAGATTTTGATGGTGATTATAAGATTGCATTACATCATGGTTCGGTACATAACGCATCTACTGATGCTGGATTTGTATTAAGTAATACACATGTAACTACGAATATATTTGATGGACATGATCTAGTATTATTAGGAGATATTCATAAACCACAATACTTAAATGATGAAAAAACTATAGCATATGCCGGGTCATTGATACAACAAAATCATGGAGAAGCATTGGGCCATGGGATAATGGTATGGGATTTGGATTCTAAGGAGTGTGAGTTTGTAGATATACCAAATGATTATGGATATTATACATATTATATTGAAAATGGAAAAATAACAAACCCAAGTGATAAGATACCATTACGTCCTAGATTAAGATTAAAGGTAAAAGATACCGACTCTGCTACTTTAAAGGAATTGGTTGCAAAAATTAAATCAAAATATAAAGTACAAGATATTTCAATTCAAAAGATCAATGCTTTAAATACAACTGATTCTAAGAAGAAAATTAATTTTGGTAATATAAGAGATGTTGAGTGGCAAAATAAGGTTATCTCAGAATACCTAGCAGATGAATATGCTCTAGATGATGAATTATTAGATACGGTAAGACATATTAATCGTACAGTACATAGTAAATTACCAGTAAATACATTAACTAGAAATATATCATGGACACCAAAGAAGTTTGAATTTTCAAATATGTTTAGTTACGGGCCAAATAATGTTATTGATTTTACAAATATGCATGGACTGTATGGATTGTTTGCTCCAAATGCCTCCGGAAAATCTACATTATTAGATGCATTATCATTTGCATGTTTTGATAAATGTAGTAGAACTAAAAAGGCCAAGCATGTGTTAAATAATAAAAAATCTAATTTCCATTGTAAGTTTGAATTTGAGTTAGGAAAGTATAATTACTTTATTGAACGTAAGGCTAAGAAGCATGGCAATGGGCATGTTAAAGTTAATGTAAATTTTTGGAGAGTAGATACATCTGGTAATGAAGAAAACTTAAATGGAGATCAACGAGATTCGACAAACAAAAGTATCCAGCAGTATTTAGGTACATATGAGGATTTTGTATTAACAGCATTATCTTTACAAAATAACAATACAGGCTTTATTGATAAGAGTCAGAGAGAAAGAAAAGAATTATTATCACAATTTTTAGATATTGATATATTTGAACAACAATATCAAATTGGACATGATGAGATAAAGGATACAGCAGCATTAATTAGAGAATATAAAAGAAAAGATTTTTCAACAGATTTATCTGCTGCAACAGATATAATTACTCAATATACAGGTTCGTATGAAGAAATGAAAATTGATAAGGTAGAACATGAAGAAATGAAAACTAATCTTAATGATATCATTTTTACCATGGCTGAAGAATTAAAAAAGGTAGATGATAGTTTATCAGAACCTAGTGATATTTTATATGACATTACTCAATCAAATGATAATATAGGAAATTTAAAATCTGATAGAGATGGACAAAAAGAATTAATTCGTGAACAAAAGAAATTAATTAAAGAGTCTAATCAAAAGATTGATAAGGTTGATGTGGATAAATTAAATAAACAAATTACTGACTTAATAAAACATAAGGCAGATGTTATTACATTAAAAAATGGTCTAAAGGTAAAACAGTTAAAGATACAACATGCTCAAAAAATGGTATCTAAATTAGATAAACATGAATGGGATGAAAATTGTAGCTTCTGTATGGCCAATCCATGGTTACATGAAACAAAACAAATTGCAGATTATTTACCAAAATTAATAGATGAAGAACAACAAATATTATTTGATATTGACGATATAGCAGAAACAATTATTGACATTGAAAAAAATATGCCTAAAGAAAAGTTAGAGTTATTATCAGAAATGAAACATTCATTAGGAATAAGTAATGGGACATTAATTGCTCATGAACATCAATTAGAAAAATGTAAATGGGATATTGAAGTAGTTAATAATAATATCGGTGATCTAAAAAAACAACTTACCAAATCTCAAAAACAATTATCTAATATTGAATTTAATAAAAATAAAAATATTGAAATTCAGGAAATTAGAGATGAGATAACATCAGTTAATTTAGAACTAAGACAATTAGATTCAACATTATTGATATTATCTGGTAAATTAAAAATGGCCGAAAAAACCAAACAAGATGCTCAAGGAGGTATTGATAGACTAAAAGAATTAGAACAACAATACCAAGGATATGAATATTATCAAAAAGCTGTTAATAGAGATGGAGTACCATACCATTTAATAACAAAAGCTTTACCACAAATAGAATCCGAAATAAATAACATATTAAATCAGGTTGTAGAATTTACTATTGTATTACATACAGATGGAAAAAATATTAATGCTCATATTGTATATGATGATGATAACTTCTGGCCATTAGAGTTAACATCTGGAATGGAGAAGTTCATTGCATCTTTAGCAATACGAACTTCTTTAATAAATGTATCAAATTTACCAAGACCAAACTTTTTAGCAATAGATGAAGGCTTTGGTGTGCTAGATTCGGATAATTTGAATTCAATGTGCATGTTATTTGAATATCTTAAATCACAATTTGGGTTTTTACTGTGTATTTCTCATATAGATGCGATGAGAGACATTGTAGATAAACTAATTGAAATTAAAAAGGCTAACGGATACTCTGAAATCGACTTTACCTGATATTTATAATAAATTAATGAATCGTCTGATAAACGAGGATATTTGACCAAGATAGATTAAAATCAAATAGAATCGTTTTAACATATCAGATGTAGAGGTGGATTCAAATTAAAGGAAAGGAGTAAGTATCATGCCGGCAGGAACATGGAATCTAGGACGATTGAGGAAACACGTTGAGTACGTAGGCCTTAAGGACTTAGGAATAAACATAGTAGATACAACATCATTATCATCCCGGTATTTCAATGTCGTAGAGTTTCCAACCACTTTAACAGGTGGGAAAAATCTTTTTAAACTTAAAGCTAACTCAAATACTTTAGTAAGAAATTCAAAACTACATATAGAAGTTCTAGACTCAAACGGCAAGCCGATTTACTATGAACCGATTAATTATCTTGAACAAGATGGTACACGTGTAGTTGCAATATATATTTATCCAGATACACCATATGGTACAGCTACTGTATATCTTGCCGGTCGTGCACGAGTTAATCTCCAAGGAAGGTCTTTAAGGTATAGCCAAGATGTAAACGATCGAGATTATATTAATTATCCTAATGTAATATGGTCTAAAACTGTTTCATTAGCCCCGGAGCGATTAAATTCAACGGAAATCATATTCACAAAAAAACCAATACTAACCCTATCAGAGATTGTACAACCATATTTACAACCTGTTAATTTAGAAAATGTTGCAACTCAAAGTATGGGGATTGGGACTTATACAATAACGCCTAAACCAACTAGTGTATCGACAACAGCCGTCCCTAACATGGCTGTAATGAGTGCTAAAAATGCCGGCGTGTCTGCAATGCAAG